AATCAAAGATTAGATGTATCTTCCGTTACACTTCGGAGTATCTAATCAAAGATTAGATGTATCTTCCGTTACACTTCGGAGTATCTAATCAAAGATTAGATGTGCTTAACCAACTTCTCAATGTTTCCAGGAAGATCATCAATCTTGATTTTGTAAGTGGACTCAATACTCTTAATATTGTTCCTATCTCTCGTGGTCTCAAAATTGATTGCAATACCCTTTCTTCCATAACGACCACTTCTACCAATTCTATGTATATAAGTGTCCGGATCTTTCGGAATGTCATAATTAATCACCAAAGACACCTGTTGAACATCGATACCTCTTGCTGTAATATCAGTAGAAATCAGAATTCTGGTAACACCTGCTCTAAACTGCTTCATAACATCTTGACGCTCCTTCTGTGGCATATCACCATGAATCTGTGAAACAGAGAAGTTATCTTCCCTCAATCTACTCGTCAAATCATCTACAGTGTCCCTCTTATTACAATAAATCATTGCCTGACCAATGGAAATTCTCTTGTACAAGTCACACAAAGTCTCATACTTGAACTCCTCTGTGTTTCCTAAGAAAATCTTGTATTGCTGAATACCATTCAAACTCAATTCTTCATTCTTCACTAGAATCTTCAACGGATCTGTCAAAATACTATCAGTCAAAACAAAAATTTCACAAGGAATCGTTGCACTGAACAAACACAACTGTGGCTTGAACTCCGCCAATTTATCAAAAATCTTCGACAACTGCTTCTGGAAAGACACTGAAAGAACATCGTCAGCCTCATCAATGACCAACATCTTGATGTTTTTACTCTTAATAATGTTTCTTCCAATCAAATCACTAATTCGTCCAGGTGTTCCTATAATAATATGCTGATTGACATCCTCATTGTAACTGTACCTATTTCTCAATGAACCACCAATACAGTAGTATCCTGTGATATCAGTGTATGTTGAAAGATCCTTGAAGACGCGGTAAATCTGACCAGCCAGTTCTCTTGTTGGTGCGATAATAACAGCTTGTGTTTGTTTAAGAGCTGGGTCAATTTTATTCAAAGTTGAAATCATGAATGTAGCAGTCTTACCTGTACCAGAATGTGATTGAACAATCATATCACGCCCTTCAATAAATGGCTTGATTGCCAATTTTTGAATTTGAGATGGTTGTTCAAATCCGAAACTATAAACTCCCCTAAGAACATCCTCTTTGATACCAATGTTATCAAAAGAATTAAAACAGTCAATATCTTCACTTACCAAGTAGTTATTGATTAAGTGCATCTCACTTTCGTCTATATAATCGTTTATATCGCTCATGCTATCTTTAAAAGAATAATCATTTTTTTAAATACAAAACACAACACATTAACAATTAAGTTAAAAAATAGTTTACAATTTCAAACATTATGGAAGACGTTTCAGGAGTTACTATAGAGATAATTAAAAAGAGTATATCTGATGATGATTCAACGCCAATTTCTAGAGGAGTTGATAATGTGTCGACTAATAGTGAAGGGAGTCATGAAACAGATACAACTATGTCCTCTATAAGAAGTGAGTTGCCACCAGAGGAGATAGTGATTGTTGAAGAACATAGAGTTGATGCAACAAAAATGATGAGGGGAGATGCACAGATATCTAGTTCATCAGAAGTTAGAAGAGCAACAGATAGTGCTATAGATGAACAGAACTACAAACTTGACAGAATGTTAGATAAAATAAACATTTTAGAGATGAAAGAGGAAGAATTGGACTATAAGAAACAAGAGATAATGAATATTCAACAAAAATTCGATAACAAGTGTCGTAGATACGATCTTATCTTAAAAGAGAATGAGAAGTACAAGAGAAAATTCAACAAAGAGAGATTCAAGAATGCATTGAATATGTTGGCGAGAGATTCGAATAATTTAGAATTTAATGAGTTGATAAATGGTTTTGGAATAATTGTTCGAAAGTACAATGAGACTAAATACATGATGATTTATGACAAAAAGTATCTAAAAGATATAGAGTTTAAAAATGTTCAGAGAAAAGATAATGTTCTCAAATTGACAAAATTAGATGATAGTTCTATCACATATGAATATAATCCAAAACAGAAGTTCCATTTCGATATTCTATTAAAAGAGGTCATGAAACTCAATGATTTAGAGAACAGAAGGCACACTAAGTCTATTCTCACTCAATTGTTAGAGTATATCAAATATAAACGAGATACTCATGGAGAGGCTAAGAATGTCTTCTTTCAATCTAATTTGGGTTTCGTTATACCATCTATCACAGTCACTGCAGTGAGTGGTGTGTTGGCCTTCTTAGCATCATCAGATTCTGATCAAATAGATCCAGTAACATCACATTGGTTAGCGATTATTGTTGGTATACTCTCTTTTCTATCAACTTTCTTACAGGCTTTCTCCGGTGCTATGAACTATAATGGTAAATCTGAGGCTCATGGAATTGCAAATGAGGAGTATGACACATTGTTCACAAAAATCGATTTCGAAATAACGAATCCAAATGAGTCGATCACAAATACCAACAAGTTCTTTGATCAAACCAGAAATGGAATACTCGATATTAAAAAGAAGTGTAAATATATTGTGCCATCAGAAATAGATATTAAGTATAAGAAGGAGGTAATGAACAATAAGTTTGACAGAATGAGAAATCAGGTTTTGGAAAGTGCTATGAAACGAAAAACTGATTTAATTAAGATTGAAGTCTCTCAAGAAGAGAAGGATAATATCGATCTGGAATCTATCAATGAAAAACTGGATTTTATGGTCTAAAAACCCATTTTAAAAAGGGACTAACTCCCAAAAGTAAACCTAGTCAACCTAGTTAACTAAGTTAACGCGTAGGGTCTTATAGGGAGATGCAATCTCCCTATCCCTATCCACAGACATCATACTGGTACATTGGAGCAGTGTGTGCACCACATACCTTAGTGATCTCTGGACATGGCTGTCTGGATGGTGGTGGAAGCATAGAGTTAACAGCAGGAGTTGGAACACATGGTCTATGATTATCCTTGACTACTATTCTGGTAGGGATCTGGTAACTTCCTGGGAAGAGAACTTGTTTTTGTGGATCTAAACAGAGTGGGTCGAATCTGTTGATACCAGTTCCTCTCAAGTTGCTGGATGGATTACTCAATCTTGTATCCTCAGTTGGAAAGTAACATCTTGGGAAATCGACTAAGTTGTTGTCCTGAGCTCTTGTCCATGAGTGTCTAAGTGGATCTTTTGTGTTTTTGCAACCAGCAACAACACCCTGTCCACATGGATGACCTTGGTTAGAGCATGAAGCACCTTCGCAACATGGATTGTATTTGTGTGATGGGCATCTGGAGAGTGGTTTGTTGATATTCATAAGTTCAGATTCGACATCAATTGGTCCTGCATAGAATCTCCACTCAACTCCTGAGTTCATACTAACGCCTGTTTTTTGATCTATAATTCTTGGATTTCCCTGGAAGCAGTTGCTACATACTACTGGAGTGTTTAAACTGTAGTCTCCAACTCTCATAGATTCTTTAGTTTTGAGACTTGTTTCACATTTATCATATGAAGTTCTGTTGAAACTCATTCTATATATTACTTTAGATATAAAAAATTTACAGTTTTATTAAAAAAAAACTTTTTAATCAAAAAAAATATATTCTATTAGTATATACATTATGGCGTCAACCCGTTTAAGTTCAGACACATGTGCATACAAGAAAAAATTGCTTGAAAGTACAGGACCATTAAATTATTCTATGTACACTGGAAAATATGAGAACTGTACTAAGTGCCGTGTAGAGTTCGGTACTGTTGGTGGAAATGGAGTCAGTCTCTTTAGTGGAAACTTAGTAGATTTGGAGAGCGACTTGAGAGGCCAGACCAGACCTGCAAGTTTATGTCCATCCAAAAAGTACCAGCCAAACTGTACCGACAACTGCTGTGGAATCACTGGAATCCCGTGTGAAGGTCAGGGAGGACCATTGGTTCACCAACCAGCTTGTCAAATGTTCAGATACCCACAGCTTCCACAAACTCCACAGCTCAAGACATACAAATGCGACTACCAAGGTGTTAGTAGTTCAGCACACTAATTTATTTTAATAATCATATCCTACATAAAGATTAGCATATCAAGTATAATATGCTATTTATATCACCACCATTTGGTAACTATATCAATCTTCCCAACACAATGTCTATAAAAGGCAGTTTTACACTAGAACCTCGTAAAGGTCTATTAGGACAGATATTCAGGACATTGAGGTATTCCTGGGAGAAGAAGGGATGGATAAACAAGATTGGTTTAAGAAATCGGGGAATAGATTGGGCAATCACTAAGTATAGAGATCGTAAAGATTGTGTGGTCAGTTTGGCATTTGTTGGGAAGAACAGTTATGAGATAGATAACGAGATTGCTGAGTTTTCTAAGAGAGTTCCAGAAGATATGAGTATTGAACTTAATGTCAGTTGTCCTAATGTTGATAAAAGTAAGATAGACGAAGGTTTAGGAGAATTTATTAATAATAAGAGAGAGTGGTGTATTATTAAACTGTCGCCACTAGAGACATTAAATCAGATAGATAGATACTATAAACAGGGATTCAGACAGTTTCATTGTTGTAACACATTACCTGTACCTCCTAGAGGAGGTCTTAGTGGTGTATCGTTGATTCCGTACAACACTATTCTAATAAAATTTCTTCGAGAGAACTATGATGATGTTGTTATCATAGCAGGTGGAGGAATAAGAGATGGTGAAACTGTTGATTACTATAGAGGATTAGGTGCTAATCATTTTGCTGTATCAACACTCTTCTTCTCTCCACTTAAATTCGCAATGCTCTATTTTGGACGATTCATGTAATTGGAAAAGTTCGTATAACGTGGATTTGTTGGAACAAAATAGAGTGTTAAGTATGCTGTTATAGTATTGGGATTTGGTGCTTTTCCATGATATCCATTCTGATAAGACACTAAAACATCTCCCTTATTTCCATTAAAAACTTTTATTTTATTTCTATCATGAACGGCTTTTTCATCTTTATGGCTACCCTCTATATATATGTTAGGTCCTTGATTAATATCATTGACATGGCTAAGATATATACAGAACTTTATACATGTCTCTTGATCATCTACATGAACACGTTGTGGTTTTACAACATTGTTCATAAATTTCAGATTCATTCTACTGAATTTCCATTGGACACCTGTTAATTTCTTTAAGATAGTTGTTACAAGTTTCATATCAACAGTACCATCTAAGAATGTCATTATTCTCTCTGGATTGTAAACTTCTAATAGACCGTTATTAGTAACAGTGTCTCTTTTACCACAAACATTGAAAACTGGTGTTCTGAAAAACTGTATTTTTGGAAAGGTATTGAGATTTTGAAAATTGTTATTGACATAGTACTTATCATCCTTCACATCCTCTTTGGAGTTTATCTTAGTGAAGATATGTTCTGTCTTCATATAATTGTTTATTTGACCATTTGTGTAATTGATAATATCCTCTTTCACTACACCCTTAAGAAATACATAACCTTTATCATCGAGCATTATAAAAAATGTTGTTATTATTTTTAATGATAAATAACGAATGTTATCTATTCAAAAATTTATGCAATATTAACATCTTCACATGATCTAACTCTCTATGTCTAGGTGTTTTTAACCTAAAATGTGAAAATCTTCTTGGTATATCTGCTTCATTTCTAGGTAATCTACCCATGAATTTTTTACATCTTGGTTCATTAATGTATTTTACTCCATAATTTTTTTTGAGATAATATGATAAAACTATATCATCCGCTCTTCCATAATTCAGTTTATCTTTATCCTTCACAAGAAGATCCACCATGTCTCTACTATATATAATTCCCGTTCCAAATAGATACCTATTAGGAAATCTTCTTCGGATGTCTCCTGCTAAACATCTCTTTTTTGGGAATTTTCTGATCTTTTGCAGAATCCTTTTGAAATTCCAAAATGTTGATAAGTTTGTTCTTATTAGGTAATCATAAGTGTACTTTTCATTCACATACTCAAAAGCCTTCATAGTTTTTCTTAATATTCCCGGAACTAAACTTTCAGAAACATCAAAATACAGATCATGTTCTGTTTCAAGCACCCTACTCTTATCAACATTTCCATATATGTAATGTGTTTTAATATTAGGATTACTGTTCATAAATTTATTCATCACTATCTTATTCTTATTATAAAAATCAGATGGTGTTGCAATAACAATGAAAATAATTTTATAATGATTCATATAATTATTAAAGTGAAAAAATATTTAGCGTAATCCGCAATTTCTTAAATAATCGATATTTCTAACAACTGTTCTTGTACTTTCACCACCCCTAACCCAGTATCTCGGGACAATATGTTCAACATTCTGAATGTTATCTTTTAAGCAAGGTAAAAGTGGAGTGAATCTGTTAATGTGTACACCTGCAAAACTTCCAGTAGACTTTGAGGCATTTGTCATTTCACCTGTCATAAGTTGAGATCCAATATCAACATTTTTCATTGTTGACTGACCAGCACCCATGTATGGAGCACCTGGAAAGAGTCTAGTCCCTAGGGATTTGCCCATCTTCTTATCACTAGAGGTCATAATGTTTCCTCCACGCCCATTCATCAAATGTGATTCATGATCAACCATTCTTCCTCTACCATCCTTGTTATTATTCTGGTAGATACCAACTCTACTGGAACTGTCGAGGTATTGGTCTCTGTTTGTTGATCCCATATTGAATGTTCTGTACTCTGAGAGAAGTCTGTTGTTTCTAATTTGACTCTCTTTTGCAGAGTAGTCATCGTTCAATCTGGTCATTCTGTTTATACTGAAAGAATCTTTCTGATTTTGAAAACTCATGATAACTATATAATAGATCTATATTTTATTTTTTACTTTTTTTGATTAAAACCGAAAATTCTAATCAATTTCACAAAACTATTAAGAAAACGAATATGAGTTACATAGGACGGGGCATGACTGGCAAAGCCATCGCCGGAGGCGACCCCGTAAACCCCCTGTCTACTGGTTGTAGGTCGCGTAGGGTTCAAAAGGGAGATGCAATCTCCCTTTATTAGAACTGCATTGGAGTGTGTTTGTATGCATTGACAGTACTCTTCACTGGTGAATAAATTGGAGCACAGTACATACTTCTCTCCTTACAAGTTGGTCCGGTACTATAACACCACTTGGCAAATGCAGTTTGATCGTTTGGCATTGTTGTTGAAGGCATTGTGTAGTACTGTCTCTGAGAGTTCCTCTTTCCATACAGGTCACTAACATCTCTATACAGATTGTAATTGAACTTATCCTCAACCTTCTCTTGAACCTTCTTAGAATCCCAACTATCACATGCTGGACTTCTATCTCTCTTATCAGTTATGATATTGAAGTTCATCATAGGATTATTAACAGTTGGTTCAGTGCACGGCTTTTTATCAATTATCATCTCATTTTCGCGATTCTGGAAACTGTCATATGAGTTGAAGTACATATCCTTATTGTCTTTCTGGTTATAAAATATAAAGTAAGTGACTGCTAAAGTTATAACTGGTATATAGAGGTACATGTAGTTTCTGAATATTAATGCCAATACAATACCCATATATATACTCAGTCTGGTAACAGCATTCAATTTCTCAATCATTGTCATTTGGTATGTTGGAAAGAACTCCACCAATCGATCAGTTTGATAAAGGATATCAGGATGAGTACCCCAAAAGTTGTCGCCTTGTAATTTCTTCTTTTCATCAGACATAACTATATATTAAGCCATATATTTTTTAGTCTAACAATTCATACACTTTTTTTCACTAAATGCTTATCAACGTTTACACTGATAAGAAGACACTTCAATTTTCTAATGCGTTTCTCCAAATCAGCATCAACCATATCTACTCTGGTTTCACACACACATAGTCATATATATCTTCATCGAAAATCCAATCGATAAATGATAATGGTGCATCTTTATACCCATTGTAAAATACAAATGCTTCCGGACCACTACTTACTTTATATTCATCAACATAGAAGATAACCGACTCCAGTAATATATCTTAAACAATCTGTTGTAAAAGGAGTAAAATATTGTATTCGTACCAATGTAATGTACAAACGTATAACGGATATACCCGAACTTGAACCTCATGAGAAACAAGCTGTACAAATGTATGAAGATGTAAATAAAATTCAAGATGATATAGAACAGATCATGCAAATCACCAAAGCACAAGAGATCTGGAAAGATGTGGAACTATATATCAATGGTGATTAATTTTACATGTTCTTGAAAATATCTCCAAATCCTCCTTTACCTAAGAACGATGACAATCCTCCCATGGAGTTAACAATCTTATTGACATCATTCTTCAACCCTTCCTGGTTAATATCTCCACTGTTCATCTTCTCACCAAACTTGGACATAACCTTGTTGATGGTACTCTGTAACTTGTTTCCACTGCCATCTGAGTTTCCACCACCAAACATTGATCCCAAAACCTTCATTGGATTGTTGAGACCTTCCAAATCATCCTCATCGAACTCTCCCTTCAATTCCTCACTCAAACCTGTTGCCAACTTACCTATTGTGGAGTTCTTAATGAAATCTTCTCCAAACGGCAATCCACTAAACAATCCCCCTCCTTCTCCATCATCTTTCGACTCTTCTTCCTCTTCAGAAGATACCTCCTCAACTTCATCAGGAGTTCCGTCAACAATGGTTCTGTAATTGGATAGAACAATCTTGTACTTGTTGAATCTACTAGATTTAGCAAAATTATCACAAACATATTGAGATAACTCATCTAAGAAATCCACTCCCTCAACAACATTATCATCTTCATCTACTGTATCCGCTCTATAGAACATTTCGAACATCTGTGTGAACTCATCAAAAATACTACTGATCTCCTCATTCCTACTTACCTTCTTACCCTTTGGTGGGTTCTTCAAAGATGACAACACATATCTTAACATGTTTCCTGGGAAAAGATAGGTAGCATTGCTGTTCTCTCTCTTTGTCTTCTTTCCCTTCTTCTTGTTTCCAACCAAAATGTATGGTCTTTGGGTCAAAAAGAAGTCGATATTTCTATTAACAATTTCATCCATGATGTGAAGATATTTCTGTACAAAGTATTTGAAAATTTTGCTTTTATCGTGAGTCTCTAAGAATTTGTTCATATTCAATTCATATTTACTCAAATGCTTCTCCCCTTCTACACCAGCATCCATAATATGTTTATAAATGTTCTTCAAAAGATCAACATACATTGTACTAACTCTTGTCTTAACTTCATCAAATGTGCTCATTTTTGATACTATATCTACATAACTTTTTTTTAAACCGAGTTATTACGCATTAAGCATATAAAAATCATTGATATAACTATCATATTAATGATCTGTTTATATTAAAAAAAAAAATTTATTGACTTTGTGCTTGTTCAATAAGAAATTTCACATGCTTCTCTGCCAAAATAGTCAAAATCTTAAAATGCTTCCAAATAATCTCTTTTGTCTCCTTAGACAAAGTCCCCCATTTCTCTTTGAGATCGAGAGAGTATTGATATTGTTCCTTATACTTTTCGGACTGGAGTTTTTCCTGTCCGCCTCCATCCATGAAGAACTTCTCATTTCTCATAATGATCTGGTTCTTGTGTGGGAGAACGAATTTTATAAAAGCGTTGATAATCTTTCCACTATTAATCTTCTTGACTATGTAATACTTCTCGTTGAACATAAGAATATTCTTATCATTTGGAAGTTCTTTCATTAAATACTCTATTAAACTCTCACTCTGTTTCAAAAATAGTGATTTTGCAGACATTATTATATAACCTCAAACAATTTTTTAAGCATCTCTGAACTAACCCCCAAACCCTTTTAAAAAAAATGTTTAAATCCCAAAAAAGAAAACCCATTATATAAAAAAAATTTAATCCCATATTTCATAATAAGCTCTGCGAATTACAGAGAAATATTTACTCCTATAAATAGGTTGCAGGGGGCTTACGGGGACAGCATGCCCCTATATTTACATTCTTTGTCCACTAATTGGTTTTGGAAGTTCTTGGTTTCTTTGATTTATAAGTCTCTCATAAGCAGCGTCTGCACTACTCTTTGCTGGTCTAGATTGTTGTTGCATTGAGAAATTTGGTTGTTGCATCTGTTGTTGTTGTCCTCCTCCGTTACCTTGTCCTGAAATAGGTTGAGCGTCTGGTGTGTATATAGATTCGGTTTGTCCTCCTAGATATGAATAATTCTTTTTCATTTCACCTTCATTATCATCGAGTGACGAGAAGTTATCTGAGAATCCTGTCATTCCCGATGGGTCCCAGCTACTAAGTTCCGATTCACCACTTGCCTGTATGCTTCGCTCTTTAATCCACTCTAGAGCTTTAGCTCCAAAGAGTGGTGGAAATCTCTGTCCATTCTCCGTTATAAGGAATGCAGGTATCTCTGTTATTGATCTTGGGATAAGTGATCTTAATTTTTTGTTGTTGATATTTATTAAATGAAATTTCTGATATAAATCATGATTTTTATAGAGTTTGTCCATTAACTCTTTACTATTTGTATCAAAATTACTATAAAAGAATAGGTACTCCGAATTCATTTACTAAATAACGATATTTTTTGAAATCTTATAAATACGCACGTTGCCCGATTCTTTTATAAAAATTAAAAAAAATGAAAATAAGTTTATTTAAAATGTAATTAACTATTATAATCAACAATGAGTTACATCAATAATATCAATAAAGATGGCGACGATATCAATTTTCAGATTGTTAACACAAAAGGAAATAAGACTGACATGAAAATCAGTTTTGTGAACGCTTTGCGACGAATCATTCTATCAGATATACCGATAATTGCAACATCTAGATTAAATACTCAGTTCACAGACAACACATCTATGTTGGACGATCAATATCTTGCACACAGATTGAATATGTCGACTGTTATTAATACAACTGCAACAGAGAATCATATGGATGAGATTAGTATTTCACTCAACAGACTCAATGAGGGTGATGATATTGAAACAGTTTATCTAAGAGATATGACTCTGACAAGAGGAAAAGAGAAGATAGATATTGATAAGTTCTTTAAACATCCTGACACTATTTTTGCAAAATTGAAATATGATCAAAAAATCAATATGACGTCTAAGCTTATGAGATCTACATGTCGGAATGATGGTGCTGGATTCTGTCCGGTTGGAACATGTTATTACAATTTTGATTATGATAACACTGATCCTAATGATGAAGATAGAGAGAGGAAGTATTTCAGAACAGATAATGGTCTTCCAGCTAAGTATAACTTTTTTATTGAACCGTCTGGACAATTATCTGCAAAGGAGACTATGTTGCGAGGTATCGATGTTCTTATCGATAAGTTGAACACTGTTAAACAGGATTTGGTTGATAAAAGTGGATTGAAGATCGTTCCACATAAAGCACCAACAAAGATGAAAGCTATTGATTATCACATAACTGATGAGAATGAGACTATTGGAAACTTGGTAGATGAGTATATTGGTGATATTGATAAGACCTACTATTCAGGTTACCATATTCCACATCCTTTGAAGAATGTTATTATTGTTCGTATTGGGTATGAAGATGGTGATTTGGACAAAACATCTGAACTTCTTGTGAAAACTATCGATTTCTTGATAGATTTCGCAAGTCAATTTAAGAAAGAGTGGCAAAGTAAGGCTTAATACCTATTCCTGAAGCTTTCGTATTTCTCATACATTTTGAAAAGACTGTATCCAATAAGTAGTCCAACTACAATAATGAACGGTGTTTTGAAGAGAAATGAGAGAATACTGAAGAATATGAAGGATATTATAATACCAACAATTAAGAATATTAGTAATCTACTTGTTACAAAACCCTTCACCTTATTGTGAAGATCAACAGTATCGGCATAATTCTTGATCATATCCATATATTTTTTAACCATACTATAGAATATATAGATATATTTATTGTGATACCTAATTTACTCTACCATAAACTCTTTTGTAAGGTTGAATTAAATCGTTACTACCTCTATTCATAACTTTTTTGTAATATTTGTCATACTTCTCATCTGGAACAAACGGTTTGTTCTGATTGCAGTAATTCTCATTTCTTGTTGTTACTTTAATGTAAATCATACCAACGATAGCTATAAATGAGACGAAGTAGAATATTTTGTGAGACATGTTAACATTTGTTGAAAGCAATGTAACCAAGTTGAGGAACACGAACACTAAGAATAGGATCAAACTTAAATATGGAACTTTCACACTATTCTCATTCTCAATCTGAGCGATGAGCATGTAAACAAAAGCAACACAGAGAATGAGATTACCTATAATGACTAACGATTGAGCAGTGTCTTTTTGCATTTATACAATATACATACATATTTTTTGAAAATCAATTATAATCTGCTCTAACAAAAATATCTCCATTAAAGGGAGATTGCATCTCCCCGTAGACCCCTACGCATTAACTCGGTTTACTAGTTTACTTTTTGGGTGTTAGCCCCTTTTTCTAAAAGGGACGGGGAGATTGCATCTCCCCGTAGACCCCTACGCATTAACTCGGTTTACTAGTTTACTTTTTGGGTGTTAGCCCCTTTTTCTAAAAGGGGTTAAGCGTAGTAGAAATTTTCACATGTTCCTTGAGTCCAATTACCATCATAAATGAAGAATTCTTCAGACTGATTACAATTCACTTCTGGTTCAACCTCGACTTCGTGACAGTTTGTGCGTTCCTTATAGTTCTCCAAAATATACTTCTGGACTTTGCAACATATTAAGAAGAAACAGTAAAATTGACTACTTCCACTGAACAAATACACAAACATATCATGAGCTGTACAAGGTGTTATGCAAGTTATATTACCATTATTTTGCCAATTCACTTTAACTTTAGCTCCACATTTTCCTTGATTAACATAGTTGTATCCAAGTTGTAAATTATTATAGAAAATTATTATCTTATTTGCCAATCTCTCATATTTACAAGCTTCATTCTTGTTACTAGTTCCAAATTTATTAATGATTTTTCTATAGCTTAACAATTGACCTGAACCGTTTGTGAAATCTGTTGGTAGAAGATCAGAATCTAAGACAGATAGTTGTGATTTGGTACTAAAATATATATTATTAGCTGCTTTATAATAAACAGATTTATTGATGAATCTTTTGTCCATAAGGTATTGATTACATCCTTTATAACCACATGTCCTGTTATCACACATTATAATAATTAAACAGATATTATTTCTAATAAGAAAGCTTTTTGGAGAACTTAAAATCCAAATGATCATTGCCCCCAGAATCACCACTATCGTCTGAATAGTTTTCATAATCATCATGTTCATCTAAATCATCTTCATTTTCCTCTTCTTGAACTTCATCATTACAATACTTGAGATTCATATAATCTATAGCCTTGAAATAGTTCTTCGAGAACTCTTCAATATCGTAAAGAATAGCCTCAATATATTTCTTAATGATCTTCAAATCGTTTTTTGAAAAACATATATACGATTCATAGTATACATAGCACTTCAAATTTCCACCAGATTCCGTATTGAAAAAATCGACTTCCACTGGAATACGATCATCAAACATAATATATGTGTCACTATTCTTATTCATATCGTAGTGAAGATACTGTTTCTCACCATTCACTAGAACATATAGTTCTAAGCCGTTTTCATCTGACAACTGTGTATAAATGTTCTCAAAAACAAATTCACATTTGTCATATTCGGCTTCTAATGGTTTGCGAATCTTCTCTTCGCTATGTGATTTCTTGTATTCTGCGTACTCTTCTGGAAACATTATTGTGAATAGATTCACAATATCTGTATAATCCTGCTCTGTATATTTTGGTAGTTTACCATCAAAAGTAGTAGCTTTGCTACCATCAAAATTATCAATTACTGAAAACATAATTTTGATGGATTCTCACATATCTAAACAATTAATTATTCACTTTTTTTTAACACAAGCCAGAATCCATAATTCTGCACTCAACCTTTGGATTATCATTCTCATCAGTCTCCATCTCGTTAAGCCTCTCAATCAACTCATAACCAGATTTGACAATACCAAAAACAACATGCTTTCCATCTAAATGTGGTGCTTCCTTAGTACAGATGAAAAACTGTGACCCATTTGTGTTCGGACCAGCGTTAGCCATTGAAAGAATACCCGGTTGGTTATGTTTAAGCTCAAAAGACTCATCCTCAAAAGTGTCACCGTAAATAGAGTATCCACCTGTTCCATTGTGATTAGTGAAATCTCCTCCCTGAATCATGAAATCCTTAATAATTCTGTGGAACTTTGTTCCCTTATAAACAGGATCGTCACCCTTATTGAATCCTCTAGAACACAAGAATCTGAAATTCTCACATGTTCTCGGAACAACATCATCTATCAATTGAAACACTATACGTCCAGCATGTTCTCCACCAATCGCTATGTCAAAATATGGATCTGTTCCCACACTGTCACTCACAATATTTGGTTCTGCTGGTTGAGATTGATCCCCTTCAAAAACCTCATCTTGTACATCTTCTAAACTCTTATTCGATCCTACACTTCCCTTGATAACTTTAACGTTCTTTGGTGTGTCCTTTTTGAAAAATTTCTTGTATGCAATGAAACCTCCAACTATAATCAGCACTATTGCCACAACGATTATAATATTTCTTTTAGAAAAAAGTGTCATTATTATTTCTACTACATAAAATCTTTAAATGAGATTAACGAGCTTTAAGAAAAAGGAGGCTAAAAATATATGATTCCTGAAAAGGCGAATAAAACATACAAAATATACTATTGTCCCGATTATGAAGCATATATTGTTGATGACTATATTTACAAAAGTCTGCCACTAAACGGTTGGATAAAGCTCTGTATAAATTGCAGAGTACAGACGTCGAAATATATTGTTAGATCTTACCTTGGTAAACCTTTTGTCATAAATGTGTGTAGTAATTGTAGAAAACTGAAACAGATGGCAGTGGATATCAGAATATCGAGACTCTTAGATAAGATTGCCTATGTGAACCTATAGTAACATTGTCATTTTAATACATCCATGTTTTCTTTTTCCTCTGTCAAATCCTACTTTCTCGTAACATTTAATGGCATGTTTATTATCATCATCAACATCCAATTCGAACTTGTTAAGTTTCAGTTTCTTATGAGAAACATTCACAATCTTCTTAATATTCGCTGTACAAAGTCCTTTTCCTCTATACTTCTTGTTTGTATGTACATCATTAATATACCCTTTTTTACCACTATATATCACTCTCGATGTGGCTAAAACATCTTTATCGTTGAGAATCAAAAGATATCTAACACTTGTTTGATCAAATTCGTATTTGTAATCTTCTACTACAAAGTTCATTAAATTAAATTTATGACCTCTGTGATCTTTCATTATTGTTAATAACGATTTGTAATAGTTGTGATGGTTCTTCATAAACATTAAGAGTCTCAATGTATCACAATATAAATATTTGTACTTTGCACCTTTAACAGTTATCTTTTGTGTTTTTGGTGGTAACATATACATATATGGACATTTTTATGTATATGTAATATATTATGAATATTTGAATTTGACAGATACACTGAAAGTGGTATATGCACAGTGACTACTAAAGATTGGATACTCTTTTTATCAATCTGTCTAATACCATTTTTATAATATATTTATTCTTCTTAATGACTGAGTGATTAACTTTATCATAATTTTTGTAAAATGTCTTAAGAAAATCAGAATTCATGGTTTTGTGTTGATCATCCTCTATCTCTAAAAAGAGTATTGGAACAGTCTTCTCTAAATTATGTAAAAGTTCGTTGAACCAGATGTTCTTGATGTCATCCTTGTTAGATGCTCTGAACAGAATTATAACTCCACATGTATCTTTGAAAAACTTGACATTACTCTCTCTGAAGTAGTTAAGTCTCTCTTTTGTGAACATAGATATTGATCCAATTCGATACTCTATACAATGTTCATCAGTTATATATTCAAAATGTTTATCATCAATATATAATTTTATTATCTCTTCGACTAAAACATCATCTAAACCTAATATATTTATCTTCATACTATAACATCTATATTATTTTTCAAATTGTTTTATCCAGAGTATGGCAATTTACTTGCACCACATCCCTGTCTTCTCAAGTATAAACAGTAGAGCATCTTCATCTCCCTTCCAGTGAGACTTGCCTTGTAAGATACTCCGTTTGGAGACATGTACTTAGGTACTTTGAAAACCTTACACAAAGATTTATGTTTGGCATATGTGTAGATTGAGTTCTTAAGAGCACTGAGTGTACTGACCAAGAAATCGGAGTTATCCATATAGTACTTGATTCTCTTTTCATTCTCACTCAATGGAATCTTGTTGTTTGTACAGAATGGAAGAACCTTAGAGTATGGAGTTGCACCACCAACACCGTAATTTGCCCAGATATTATTCCATGGTCCTGGTTTCAATCTTGGATATGAAACACCACCCTTAGTTGCATAGCAACCCCACATAGATGGGAGACCGGCAACCAATCTCATAACATATGTATTCTCAGATCCAGCCTGGAAATCTAAATTGCAATCCTGGTTGAGATATAATTTTAATGTCTTAGTTCCGCCTTCAATCAGTCTGGTATCCAAAGTTGTACAATAACTCTTATGTTGATTGTAATACTCTCTTGCCATCTTTTTTGTTTGTGCAATCTTGTAGATCAATCTGGAATGTCTCAATATAGTAAGAATTAAACTTGACAATTTCTTCTTATTACTAATATTGTTGTATTGATTGCAATCTGGATTGTAGAAATTGTTAATAGTCTCGGTGTCTCCACAGCAGAAATTGTTCTTACTTACAAACTTATTACACTGTGGGAATGTTGTATCTTCAAAATTATTAAGATCGGGACAATCACTCATTATACTATATCACTACATTTTTTTTATTTCCAAAATACAGGAATTGGAAAATTATTATTCCTCTCTTTAACGGCTAAACCATGTATATCTAATAATTCTCCAATGTTGTAACTGAAATTTTTGTAATACGTTTTGTCATAAAAATCTGACGGAGGATCTACACTTACACTATACTCTGTTACATTGTTATAATGTTTCTTAGCATGTTCAATTGATTTATAAACTTTCAGGAATTTGTCTCTATTTTTGAATATGAAATAGTATAGTTGATCTATCTTGTTGGCTTTCAAAATATTAGCTCCTCTTATTGACATTAACTCTTTAATCTGTCTTCCTGAATATCTCTTCTTAATACCATAGTTTGGCATATAGAAAACATAGTAATACTCTTTACACTGATTGAAGTACACCAATGCTTTTTCTACGGATTCTATAACAGTTTCGTAGAATTGGCGATTGGATATTATATGAATGAGGAATTTGTCTGTGTAGAACTTTTCGGAATCTTCTCTTGGATACGTTATTTGTTGAGGTATAACCAAACTCATATATTTAATTCTATCAAAAAATATATGTAAATTATCCGTAAGGAATATAAAAAAAAATAAAAATGATTTATTTTGATACATAAAAATAAATTATTAATTATATTATAATCATGGACAATATCGAGAAAAAGAAAATTTACAAAGTTAGAAAGACATGTATTGAAATGTTGAAAGATAGAAAGTTTGAAATCCCGAAAATTGTTGAAGATTTAAGTTTCGAAGACTTCAAAATCATGTTTGATAACAAAAATATTGACATTTCGTTAGATAATAATGAAACAAAGATATATGTATTCTTCCAATTGGAGGATTCTAAGTTTGGTAAGAATGAACTCAAAAAACTAGTTGATAAGATTTTTAACAGTTTTGGAACAACAAACGTTCTATCAATTCTAGTCTTAAAGGACAAAGCGAGTGCACCTATTAGGAAAGAGATTAATCATCCTAAATATGAGAATGTTGAACTCTTCCAAAGAAGGAATATGTTGTTCAATGTTACAAAACATCAATTAGTTCCAAAACACATTCCTTTGACAAAAGAGGAAGCACAGAAGGTCATGGATATATATGATACTAAACTTGATCAGTTTCCTGGAATTTTCGAAACAGATCCACAAGCGAAATATTATGGAATGAAAGTTGGAGACATGTGCAAAATCATCAGAAATAATAAGTTTAATGGAGTTAGCATCTCATATAGAGTTGTAATTCCAAGTAATTAATTTTTAAGACGTATAAATATTTTCTAATTAATCATTATATGCAAAGAATAATGAAAATTCCAATTCATAAAAGTGCAGTTCCTTCCGTCGATCAACCATATGATCCATCCGCGAACAGCAACTCTATCGCACCAGATCATAAAAATGAACATAATGTTGGATATTGCAATATTCTTCCACCTGCACCAAGAAGCCAACTCGTAAGTTATCCACCAAGAAGCACAATGTGTCCAAAAATCAATCCAAAAGGTTACACTAAGGACAGTTGCTACTTAGTGAACAATGTTGACCAGGGAGTTGTAGGTTTAGTTTGCAACAATGCTGGAGGAAGTGACAATTCCAATTTTGTCAGAGGTAATGAGTTTAGTAATGATTTCTATTGGGTAGGTACAAAACACAAAGAGGATGAGTACAACCTTGGTTCTACGAGAGCTAACGAGTACGTCGTTGAAAGACCCGTTCAAGTTCCACTTGAGAAATCCAATCCAACTATGATATACGCTCCATCTAACTTCTATCCAATGAAAGCTAGAGATGGTAGAAAGAAGTATCCATGGTACAGAACATATCCACAGTTTAAGAACTATGCAGCCAATGGTTTACCAATATACACTTACCCATATCCAATTCCAAAGAAAGATGAAGAAATTGTTGAGGGATTTAGTAATAATAAGGTCAATTTGAACAGAAATGATTACGTTAACTTGACAATAATGATTGCTATTGTTGTTCTACTTATTTTGGCTATCACTTATTTCTTGTAATTATTTCTTTTTTACACTATTTAAAAAATTATTCATTTAATTTCTTAAATGGCATATCCTATTTTTAAAGAATACGACAATCTTTTAGATGTCGAGGATATTGAAAGTATCAATAAACGTACAGAATTATATAGTTTGAAGGACGCACAAATTTTCAACAAAAAAACGCAAGAGAACACACGTGATGATACGATAAGGAAATGTAAGGAGGTTTATATCAAGGATAAATCAATAATCAATTGGATAGATAAGATGGTTACACATAAACTGAACACAGTTCCAGGAGTTGAGTTTGTAATGGTGAAGAACAATGTTCGTATTTTGGAGTACGATCCGTCAGATTTTTTTAGTAAACACACAGATGTTGTTAATGTCGGGTCGAATATGTTCAAGAATTATTCTCTATTGATATGTTTAGATCCATGTGTTTCAGGTGGTGAAACAGTTTTATATCCAAGTGGGGATGATAGTTTCGCATACTCTTCTGATAAAACTTGTAGACAACGCGGTGCGGGATTGATTTTTCCGAAGACTGTTCTACATGAGGGCAAACCGATTGTTGAGGGGAAGAAGAGAGTTATGTTTCTGAATTACAATTGTTATTTGAAGGATCAAGATTACATTATTGTTACGACTGTTTCAGATGGCGGAGTTTTCGCAATTCCTGCAAAAGTTTTGGAAAATGTTAAGTGTACATTAACTGACTATTATAAGGAACAGAAGGAGTTACATTCTGATCAGAGATTTTTTTTGTATGATGAGAATGAGATGAGTGGTGATGAGTTCAATATTTTCTATAAGGATATTTTTGGACAAGGTGATTTCGATTTTGATAATTATGAGATGATAAAAGACAAGATGGAGCATTTGTGTTACAGAATGAGGGATCTGGACAATTACGACATTGGGGATGAGACATATGAGATTTTACCGAAATCATGTACAAGTTTGATAAAGGATGTTGGATTTGTTGGAACAACGAACGCTATTTTTGAAATGTGTTTATACAGTATATTCAATTGTAAGTTTGTACACAGTCTGTACATAAATGGTAAATTTGTGTTCTGTAATGCAAATATCAAAATGGACATATATGACAATTTATATGATTGGAATAGTGATTGCGAGAAAATAATTGCATTTGAAGATGATTATCATAGTTGTGTTATATGTAAAACAGTTAATTGTTGTAATGGTCATGAAGGAGTTCCATTTTTACATATTGATGTAGATTTGGATTTCTGTTTTGATTGTTTATCAAAATTCCACAAGAAATATTTGAAAAGTCATGATTTGACACAGGATGATATTGGTATAGATGAAGATATATTAAAAAATTTGAATAACTTTTTCAAAAACAGTAGTGATGAAACTAAAATAGGTATATGTATTTGTGGTAATAATGATGAATATGGATTACCCGAAGAGCCATATGATGAAGAGAATACTATCTCAATTGATCCAAATATTGATCGAGTCTCTAGAAGTAAGAAAGATATAGAGAAATCTGTGAAAGGACTCATTAGTGGTTCAAAGTCTGGATGTGATTGTGATAATGAGGAAATTTTGAAAAATTTTGATGTTTTCAAGTTCTTAAAAAAAATTATTTACGACACTGGTTACACAAGTAATGAAAGAATGGAGGAGGCTTACTGGGCAGGAAAGAGTAATCACACAGCTATCTACAATGTATCTGATTATAAAGGTGTTGTTAAACTGGACAAATATTTGTTATAATTGGTCATTTTACAACAAAGTTTTACAAATCCGAAGGATTTATCACAACGAAGTTTTACAAATCCGAAGGATTTATCACAACGAAGTTTTACAAATCCGAAG